AGAAGAAATTTTAAAAATCATAGACGATAGAGGTTAACGTGGTATTCGATAATGACACAATGCGTAAGGTTCGAGAGATTCTAGAATCCAACTACGCTAAGTTGGCTATCACTTTATTGGGTCCCCAGAATGTCCCAACGTCTCTTAGTATTCAAAGTCCCAATACTACAGGAGAACCGATTCTAACTAGGGCGTATTATCACAATTATTTAAACGAACAAGGTAATCCAACTAATCCTAGTAATATCAACGATATACGAACTCAACAAGTTCCATCGGCTCTACCAAGGGGTGAAGCCCATGACGTTTCAATATCCAATTTGAACGCTAACTTATTGGAATTAATAGAGAAACAGAAAGCCGAAGTAATGTCTAGAATCCTAGGCATCCTTCGAGATAGTAATTTAAACTATAAAAACGAAGCACTTAGTGATTTAGACCGCTCTGCAAGCATTGATGAATTACTTAGAAATAAGACAGTTCAAGAGGTTAAACAGCGACTCAGAGACTACACTGGTGATGCCAATAGGAACTGGAAAAGGGTTGCAACTACTGAGATATCGAACGCGGTAGGACTTGGCTCTGCGGATCGCATTGTGGCAGCTAATAAGGACCGTAAAGACGCTGAAGATATCTATGTTTATAAAATTAATCCCAATGATGGAGCTACCTGTAAGTTTTGCCGAGAATTTTTTATTGACACTGACGGCAGTCCTAAAGTTTATAAGTTATCTACGTTATTATCATATGGAAGCAACTATGGGCAAAAAAATATTAACTGGAAGCCCACAATTGGCGCAACTCATCCTAACTGTAGAGAATCCCAGGTTTTGGAACTAAGGCCTGGATGGAAAGTACTTGTAGATGGTTCGGTCACATGGATTGGTCTAGATAAGTGGTACGATGAATATATTCGAAACAAGGTTACTGAATAAAACTCCATTTATATCCATTGTAACTATCCCTGAATCCTCTACAACAAAGTGAAACTTCTTTTCTCATAAAACCGCCTTCCGTCTCTGATTTTTTAAGACTATCGAATTTGATTACTTTACCGGTTTTTAAATTGACTCCCTGGACTTTCTTTGGATTAGATTTAATAGAATAAACAAAATTTTCAGGTTCTTCTCCTTTGAAGAAAAAAGCCCACCCCTTGGCCGATTTCAGTCCCTTTTTACCAGTACACAATGAATGAACATTTCTAAAATCTACTCCGGTAAATTCTTCGGCTTTTTTCAATCCTAAAAATTCGACCCTTCTACCTGTAGAAATTTCTATTCCTATAATTTTTAATCTAGTCAAAGTTTTACTTCTCTTAGCTATAGTGTCCTTATGTTGCTTTTTATATTTATTACCGCCCAGCTCCAAATTGTACCCATTAGGTGAAAGGGTGTTATATTTCTGAATATACAATTTTTCTTTGAAATCTAGATCTTCTGAACTGTCAGCTTCGTCGAGCTTTTCTACAATAAAAGATTCTCTACCATATTTTAATAAAGCATTCGAAATGGGAGTACTCCTTCTACTATTTTTCCGATTATGGTATAACCACCGTTCATGAATACTTTTAGTGGTTTGACCGATATAGGCTTTATCATTGATTTTATTCGTTATTTTATAAATATATCCAAAGGGCATATCTTATTATAGCACGTTTTCGTTAGGGTGAGTTAAATAAAGTTACTACATAGTTGACAATATTTTGACGGTCTGATACATTCTTAGTATGGACCAAAAACCAGTTTCAAAGCTAAAAGAGCGTTTCCAGAATCAGTTAATTGATCTTAAAAAACGTCAACGAAAATACGAACTTATCGTACAAGTAGCTGAATATTTAGCTGATTTACCTGAAAAGGAAAAGGATTATCCTGACGTTGCTGAAGAAGTAGCAGTTACATTCTCAGCATTTGCTACTAAGTTTTTAGATCGAATGGAAGCTCAAGAGCCAGAAGTTGCACCCGCACAAGTTACCCCTACAACTAAACCGAGACCTAAGCTTCAACCTAAAGAAGCTGGAGTTGAGGATAAATTACAATTTCTAATGCAGCATCGTCACCTTGAGAATAAAGCAGTCAAAGGTTTAACTGACGATAATCAACCCGCTGAAGGGGTAGTCAAGGGGCTAGACGCTCCTTATTTAGTAGTTTACAATAAAGAAACCCAACAAGAGTTTCGAATCAAACCTAGTACAATCCAAGGAGCTTAAAATGTCAAAAGGAAAAAAGAAAGTATTTCAAAATAACAGTTTTCAAAACATGGTGGAAGACAAAGCCCAGAAGCAAGCACAAGAGCTTCTAGCCAAGAATGTAGTTCAACCGCTGGTTCAGCAATATATGATGCAGTTCCGAATGGAGTTTACTAGACAAGTAATGAATGACCTAGCTCAGATTCAGCTTCGAATTAGAAACCTAGAACAAAGAGCTGGAATTACAGATGAACAACTTGCCGAAGATCTAATGGATCTAGAAGACAAAGCTACTGGATTTACAAAAGTAGACCGAGGAGCTGAAAAGGGCGACCAAGTACGTTTCACTTACACAGTTAAAGTAGACGGCAATACTACTCGTTTGAATGACCAACGCGGTCTTATCTCAGAGCTTGGCAAGAGTGAAGGTAAAGATATCCAAGTGATTCATGAGAAACTCCTAGGTGCAACTGCAGGACAAACTGTAGAATTCACAGAAGAGTTTGACGGTGAGACTCCCGAAGCTCCTAAGAAAAAAGTAGAATATACAGTTACTGTAAACCGAGTATCTGAGAAGGTGCAAAATGAGTCGCAAGCTTAAAATAATGAATTCCAAACTGGTCGTAGTACCAGTCCAAAAGAGTAATAAAAACGAAGGTGGATTTATTATTCCAGAGACGGTAACTAATTTAGGTCTAGTAAGACATTCCGACCAGACTACTGATTATCCAGTAGGTACTAAAGTTTATTACGGCAATGAGTTCTTCAAACTTCATATGGAAAATGAAGAAGTTAGAATTATGGACTCTAGTAATGTAATTGCAATTGTGGAGGAATAATGGCTAAACGCACTACCGACGCTTCAGTACTTGAGAACTGGATCAAGTACGGAGTTGACCTAGCCCATCGAAGGGTGGACTTTGGTTATATTGACGGATACACTGAAGATGGTCACCCTAATGAATTTTGGGAAGCAACTATCAACGTAGCAGTGCGTAGTATTCGGAAAATGTTGGACATTTCCAATGCCCCAATTGAGATTCATATGAGTTCATGGGGTGGTTCTCCACATGACATGCTTGCGTTATATGATCTAATTCATGAAGCTCCTTGTAAGTTTATATTCTACGGTAGAGGTAAAATAATGTCGGCAGCTACATGGATCATGTGTAGTTGCGATGAAAGATACGTTTCTAAAAATACAAGAATAATGATTCACGATGGTTGGGATGGAGACTCGGGCAAAGCTACTGATTTCGAAATCTATGGAGATGAAGGTAAAGAGTTTCAAAACCGTCTAAACGAGCTATACGCTGAGAATAGCTACATGGATAAGAAGTTCTGGGAAACCTTTGTACGAAGGGACTTATACTTGTGGCCTGAAGAGGCAATGAAATTAGGTTTGATTGATGGAATCGTCCCCTACAAGAAACGTGGAAACTTTCGTAAAGGTCCTAGATCTACAACTTTCAACAATCCTCCATCTAAGTCTGTCTTAACTAGATTGTCTAAAAAATTAGCAAACAGGATTAAACTTCCTGGAAACCTGGATATCAACATCAATATTACAAAAGAAGAGTTTGAGGATATTGAATCTTACGATAATTCAGATTTAGAGCTTAAAAATCTAAATGAAGAATTGAGGAAGAATGAAAAAGACCCCAATAAATCTGAGTAAGGCAATCGGTCAATTTCTCGAAGGTAAGCATAATAAAAATTACACTTCTAAGAATTATTCATTATCACCTTCAGTAATCGGTGATGATTGTATGCGTAAAAAATACTATTCGTACTTTCGAATTCCTCAAGCCCCTAAGAAGCCTGACAATATAATGATCCTAGAGGGTGGAAATTCAATGCATGAGCATTTTCAGAAATGGCTTAAAGAAATGGGTCTTTTAGTAGAATATATAAATCCGAAAACTAAACAAAAAGAGACGGAATTTGTAATTAAAATACCAGAATTGAAAATCCAAAAAGGCAAAGTGGATGGAGTATTGGTCCTAGATGGTAAGATCTACCTAGTAGAGTTGAAGTCCGCAGGGGATGCTAAGTTTAAATACCGCACTAAAGAGCCTCAATACGACCATAAAGTCCAAGGTACTATTTACATTTTTGCATTTGAGAAGAATCTCTTAGAGGGTGAATTCGACCACATCCCTGAAATTTCTAAAGATATGCCAGTAGAAGGAATTATTTATTTATACGTGAATCGGGATACGTTCAAAATGAAAGAGTTTTACATTCCCCGAGATGAAAAGTTCTTTTTGAAAATATGTAAAGATATCGAAGACTTATCTTATTATATCGACCGAAAAGAGTTACCACCACTCAAGGGTGGAAAGCTTTGTAAGTACTGCAATTTCCCTGAGTATTGCAAAAATAATCGGAACGTCGAGTAATTTTTTCACACTTTCCGTTATAATTAAAATATGAAAAGAAGTCAGACTGAAATTAAATTACTCACTTTGAGGCAAAAGCTGAAATCGGCAATCGATTCAGTTAAGGCTCGAAAGGTTATTGATTTCTATCTTTTCGAAAAATTATCAATTCGATATCAAACTTGTAATGAAATGATTGAAATATATAGAATGGAGAAAGCAAATGCAAACCCTCAAGAATCTATCAAAAAGTCTAGCTAGAGTATCACTAGTAGTATTGGTACTAGTTGGATCTTATTTAGGAACTAAGGCTCTTCTTCCAAGCTATCCAACTGATATCATTGCAGAAACTTTTCAAAAAGAACAGACTTCCGAGGTAGAACAAGAGGAAACTGTAGAAGAAACTAAACCTCAAGCCAAGGCTAAAACTCAAGTAAAAGCCCCTAGACAAACTCTTAAGAAAATCACTTTGACTAAGAAAAATTCAGTAGTATTTAACGATGTGGTTACGTCTTTATCAGTATCTAAGGCCCAGTATCAATTACTGACTCTAGATGCCACCTTACCCAAAGGTGAACCCATTTACTTAGTTCTAGACACCCCAGGTGGAAGTGTATTCGCCGGAAATATGTTTACGGATTTTGTAAAGGGACTTAATAGACCGGTACACACAGTGACTTTATTCTCAGCATCTATGGGGTTTCATTTCGTACAGTCTCTAGGTACTCGATACATAACTCGTTCAGGGAAGTTAATGAGTCACCGAGTATCAATTGGTGGTCTTAGAGGACAAATCCCAGGAGAGGCTATTTCTAGACTTAATATGATTATTGAAGAATCTAATGAGATGGACGAAGTTGTTGCCCTTCGACTTGGAATGGACTTGAATGAGTATAGAAATCTTATTTATGATGAATTCTGGGGTGGACCATCTAAATCTAAAAAATACAATATGATTGATGAAGTAGCCGATGTAACTTGCGGGTCCGACCTAACTGGAACTCGTAAGGAAACTGTATTTACATTCTTCGGTCCTTTAGACCTAGTATGGTCTGAATGCCCATTGATTACAGTTCCAATTGAAATCGATTTTTCTAGGATCTTTGCTCTTCAAAACAAAGAAGATAAGTCTGAAAAAATGGTTCAAGAAAGAATGATGTTAAAGGACTTCATCAATAAGAGATTCTTTGATAAAGAGAATTTTGTAATTGATTACATTATCACTGGAAAATATAGCGAAATTATTTCAGAATAGGCTTGACATATTTGCGTAGTTTGGTATAGTAAAACTATACACGGAGCGACATACTCCAGGAGGGCTTGAAAGGCCAATGGAGTATGAAACGAGAAGAGATTGAAAAACAACGCAAAGCAGCCTTGAGAAGGCTTAAAACGGTAGAACCTAGGAACTACTGGAATACGAGCGGGAAGAATCGAGAGTTCTTCCACGCTAAGCCTAATCCTAATTCAGTTCCTTTGCGGGATGAAAATGGTAAAATTGTAAAAGATCCAAAGAATCCCTGGTGGATCGATTCTAAAGATGACCAGTATGACTTCTGGATTTGGCTAGATCGGAATTCAAATCCCGATGGGTCAATGGATGGATTGCAGCAAAATGAGATTGCCAAGCTCTTAGGGTGTTCAGCTACCAAGGTGCATTTTATTATTAAAAATGCCATTGAAAAGCTCAAGGATAACGGTCTACACTGGGTTTTACTGGATTATATCCAGGCAGAGCCCGAAATGGAAGATTCACCAGAAATCGACTTTTCCCCGTACGTTAGCGATGATGTAGATATTGAGTAAAAATCTATACTTAACTGTGTTAGAATAATTTAAAGGCTTCTTTCAATCGAGAAGTAGGGAAACTTAGAGATTGAATGGAAGTATATGGAAAAGAAATTTAAATCATTTATACCTATGGATATCGTCAAATCCGACGATGGCGAATGGAAAATTCGCGGCTTGGCGTCTACTGCGAGTAGAGACCGTCAAGGAGAGGTAATTCTACAAGACGGACTAGATTTAACCCCTATTTATCAAAAACGTGGAGTATTCAACTGGGACCACAATAAAGATGTTTCTAATACAGTAGGGCTTATCGACAAGGCTGAGAGGACCGACCAAGGACTCGTAGTTGAAGGACGGTTGTTCAAAAATCACGATAAAGCCAAGTCTATCTACCAAATTATGACCTCTTTGGGTAAATCCGACCGAGGCCGCCTTGGAATGAGTGTAGAAGGGGCTATCAAGGAAAGATCAGGCCCAGATGGTAAGATCATCAAGAAAGCTGTAATTAACGCCGTAGCTCTTACTATGAACCCAGTGAATACTGATACTTTTGTAGATTTAGCCAAATCAATGGGAGCTGAATCTATAGAATTCAGTGAAGAATACAGTTTAGGTGTATGTGAAGATCTACAAAAAGCATTATCTGTAGGTGGAGCGGCTGCAACTTCTACCCCAGCGCAACTCAGCGGTGGAGATGCCCTTTCAATGGAAGAATTTGGAGACCGTAAAAAGAAGAAAAAACTTAAGAAAATGGACTCGGAGATGGCAAAATCTTCAATCCTTACAGCTTTAGAGGTTCTTCAGACTATGTATCCAGACCACTCAAAGACTGAACTTTGGGAAGTATTCAAAGATAGACTAAATCAGAAATTCCCCGACTTGGAGTTAAACTAAAGAAATTTAATCAAATAGGTTAAACTAAACTAATTAAGGAGATAAGTAATGGCAGACAAAGGACGAAGACAAGGAAGAACATTGGTTAAAACCAACACAATCAAGCCAAAGAGTGCAGAGCAGGGAATGCTCCTACTTTTGGACGAAATTGTAGAAAAGCTTAACGCTATTGCAGCGGCAATCGAAGCAAGCACTGATGGTGACACGCTTCAAGCTGCTCTAGATACTGCAGCTATCAAAGCTGAAGTTGAAAAATTGAAGCTTCGATAAGGAGATTATAATGTCTAAGGAAACTGTATATAATGAAGATCTTGAAAAATCTATTGATTCGCTTATTAACGAATTTTTTACCGAGGAAGAATCCAGTGAAGAAAGCGTCGAAAAAGCTGAATCAAGCGAAGAAGAAGGTCAAGGTTCTGAAGAAGAAACTGAAGCGGGATTAGAAAAAGCCGATGCCATTACTCAAATCGTAGGTGATGGTCCCAAAGCAGCTATACCTAAAGATCCAAACCGAACTCCTGCTACTCTAGCAGATTCACCAGATAACGCCACTCCAGCTTTGGAAGAAGATGTTAAAGCTGGTAAGAAGCGAGGC